GACAGTTGTAGAAGTGTCACAATAAATGAGCACAGAGTCCAAAATCGTGTATTCTATAAGAGTCAAAGCAATTCACGCAAATGACTACCGCTTTCATTGATTTCCCTGCTCAGCAACAAGCAAAACAGCAAATCGCTGAAAATGTTTCTAAATGGACTCAAATGCTGATTGAAGCACTGAAAGACAATTATCGTCAGTACGCTATTCGTGGGCATCAGCGTTCTGCGGAGCGTGGTGAAAGTGTAGATTATCACCAGCGTTGTATTGATGAACTGAAGAATGGAGATTGTCCGATTGATTATCAGGTAGAAACTGGCAAAAAGTATCACAAAGTTATCTTTGTTGATGGTGGTGGTCAGCGTTCTGTTCACTGCTTCATTGATAAGCAAACTGGGGAAATGTATAAGTCTGCCACTTGGAAATCTCCTGCTAAAGGTGTTCGTTATGACCTGCGATTGATCAAAGATCGTGAATATCTGCTGGAAAATGCGGATTGGTCGGGTGGTTATCTTTACGCACGTTGATATAAACTAAAAGGGTGTGCCAGTCAAATCTCTGGCACACTCGATGGTTTTCCCCACCAGAATCGTGTATTCTATAAGAGTCAAAGGAACGCAACCAATGATTGAGTTTCCCACACTTCAGTCCAAAGATGGAACAATGCTCGTGGGTTTCTATCCCATTGAGGATTGCTCTACTCACACTCTCAAGATTCTTTCTTGGAAGGGTGTTGATACAATCTCCCAGAAGTGCATCACCAAGAAAGATGCAATCCGTGAGATCAATGAGAGAATCGCCCTTGATTATCTGATCACTGGTGATAACATTGATCTGGTTCAAAACTACAACTTCATGGCAGGTGCTTGCTGATGACAACTGTTCTCATTGGTTCAATCATTGTTCTTTATCTTCTCTGCAAATGATTCTTTACATTCCTGAAGGTCACGGTTGTGCATACTCTATTGATGCGGAAGGTGAACTTTTCTACACTCCAATTCTTGAAGGTGGAACACTTTGCCTAGATGAAACTGATGTTGTTGATTATTATGATGCTGTAGATAATGAGTGTGAAAGTGAAATCAATGAGATTCAAGATAAACTCATTGCAATGAACAAAACCGCTGGTTTTTACTTCAAAAAGTGATGATTTCCCTTCCTAATCCCACAAGCAAAATGACATTCAACCGCGAACAACTCATCGCTGATTATGCCCAACAAATCCTAGATGGGATGGATATGAAAACAATGGAATGTTTTGTTTATGATACTTTGGTCAGCAATCTTGAATCCTATGATGACGATGACCTGATCAATGAGGTGAAAGAATATAGTCCAGAGTTGCTGGAAGAATGATACGATGTGTCAAAAGTACTAGTGGCACAATAAATGAGCACGGGTCTCAAAACCCTGTATATTAAAAGAGTCAAAGGAACGAGACCCATGCTCAAGACCGCAAGCATCAACGAAGTTCACTCTAACATTGATGAGAACGATGTTTGTATCATCAACCTGGGACGCAAGCATCACTTTAACATTCTCCCAGTTGCTAAAGTGAAAGAGACTGAAAAAGCAATCCAATTCAAGTCAATTCTCACACCACGTCACACGATCTGGTTTCCCAAGAAAGCACTGCGTGAGTGTAAAGAAGTGCCTGGAACTTTCACGATCGCTCCATGGTTCACTTTTGATTCCTGGGGTTCGTTGTTTCTGAGCAGCAACATGCGTCGCTCTATGTCTACTCTGGAGTTTTGAATCATGACTGCATTTGTTACTCCCAAAAGCAAGAAAGCACGCAACCGATTCTGCAATCTTATGGGACAAGAATCGGAGTGTGTGATTGAACAAAACAAGGGTGATCGGGTGTTTCTACGATCACTCAATGGAAAACATTTCTTTTGGGTTAATCTTTTCAACGATTCTGATTGGAGCATTGAACTATGACTTTTGAGGATGCACTTCTGAACTCTGGTTACATTTACGATAAGTTTGTTGGATCTTTTATGAAAGAAGAATCCAATGGTGATTTGCACACTTATCTGAATGTGGAAGATGATCAATGGATCTATGAAAGGTATGATGTCAATGATCAAGAACTTGAAACCGTTGCAATCACTATCAACTGAAATCATGACTGAAACTCAAGCACAACTGATTCGCAGCATTGAACAACAACTTGAGAATCTGATGTTGTTCAATGATGATCTTGCTTATGAATATGAATGTGAGTTGTATTATGATTGCAATGAGGATGAAGAACCGCAACCGATTGTAGAAAACTTCACGCCCGAACTTCTTACTGAACTGGAAAATCTTGTCTATCAATTTGACAACTAAAACCATGAAACTTTACATTCTCAAAGAAGTTCTTTACGACTACACTGATGGAATGTGTGTCATTGCAGCAGAATCTATGCCTCAATGTGAACAGATCTTTATGCAAGAGTTTGGATATTTTACTGACTGCAATGGTGAACGTGTGAGAGATGAACAGGTGCAAAAAGAGTTCAACAATGCCAAAGTTACTATTATTGAATCTGTAGGACTTGATGAAGCAGGTGTTGTAGAGTATGTCTACGGTGGAGGTTGATTCAATGACTGATTACGGATTCTATTCTGAACAAGAACTCAAAGATCTTGCTGATTCTGATTTATCATTTGAGATTGCAGATGCTGCGATTTTGAATGTACCAGAAGCAGATGAATACCTGGATCTATTGATTCAAGAACTGAAACAACGCAACTGCTGATCATGAAGAAGTTTCCAACTGATGAAGAGATCCTGCAAATGTGTCGGGAAAAGTATTCAGAACTGACTGATGCTGATGATGAATTTTTCCTAGACAATCCTGTTCTCTGGCCCTTTGATTGGGTAAGTTTGCTGTATTGTTGATAAGAACTGATTTCTCTGCAATTCTATTTGAGCAGGTGGTTGATCCTACCTGCCATGTGGAATTGCAGATTTATCAGGTTTTCACTCTAGTGATACCAAGCGATTTCAGCGAGACACACTCAAGACAACTCAGCACACCAGAACCCAGCAGCAGTGTGACAATCCAATCTCTGGCACATGAAATGAGCACTGCACTCAGAATCGTGTATATTAAAAGAGTCAAAGGAACACGACTCAATGACAAATCTAAACTTTGAACAAATTGATGCCCTGCTTAAGTTCATCGAGTTTCACACTGATAACTTCACCAGTGATGAAGATGCCGAAGAACTGAATGAATTAGTCGGCACAGATGTTGACGAACTTTACAACATCCTGACCGAACTTCGTGATGAGGTTGCCTGAAATGTTTGCTGTTCAACCTAAGTCATTTGGTGATTTCGATGATCATGCTGCAGAGTATTGTGCAAGTTGTGATGATGCTCAAGATGTTGCATTTGACTGGAGCATTGATGAAGGTGGAGCGCCAATGATCATCTGGAAATTAACATCTAACAATCCTATTCGCTGGTCTGAGGTAACTGCCTGATGTTCACGATTAAGTATCAAACTCCATACAATTCTTGTGAGTGGAGAACACAAAGTTTCTCTACACTTGATGAAGCAAAACGAATGGTAGATTTCTATCGTTCTTGTGGTTCACCTGCACACCTTATCTGACTGAAACAATGCAATTTCAAGTTCTTGACATTGAGTTTGATTTCACTGATGATGTTGATGATGAACCACTAGATGTTGAAACACAAAATGACATCTATGATGAAGTATTTGGTCAAGTATGGGAAGCAGAAGATGAAGATGATTTAGTTGAAGAAATCTCATGTGCAACTGGTTGGTGTATTAAATCTCTTGATTATCGTCACGTTCTGAACTGAATCATGAACACTGCAATCTTTGATTCTGCTTTCTTCGGTTATCAAAACTTGCCCAATTCTATTGAAGTGAATGATCGTAAATTGATTCCAATTAAAACTCTAAACGTATTTCAAAGAGGAACTCATTTTGTTCAGTATGCCTGCAAACTTCTAAAGATTGAGATTCATCGCCCAGTCAAAGGTTTGTTATGTGTAGAGGATCAGTGTGCTCAAGTTCTTGAGTATTTGCATCAAAACTATGTGCCTGGTCGTTATACTAAACAAGCAATTCTAAATGTTCTTAATGTATTATGATTGAAACTGATTTCTTTATTCTGAACGGTGAACAGTATCAAGAGTTTTATACTGAAGCAACAAAGGTAGGTGTTAGTATTGATTATTATCTGATGGAGTTCTGTGATGTTGAAGGTGAGGATGTTTATGTGTGATTCTTTTTCCATCTTTTAGCAGCACCAATTTTGCCCAATCTACTACATTCTTCCGCATCATAATTCACTCTTTTTTTATACTCATCACTTGTCCATCTAAAGTGTTGAGAAGGAGTAAAGTTTCCCCATTGAATGATATGATCAGTTGTTTTCTCAAATAGATACCATCCTCTGCATTGTTTCTTATTTGAGTTATCACTACGAATGGAATTGTAAATACCTTTCATTCCACTTTTTTGCATTTCAATGTCTTTCATAAAGTGGTATTTTGATTGCCATTCTTTATACTCACCTTGCTTATTGTAACCATAGACAGGAGTTAATTGTCTTGCACCTTTGTTAGTTTTAATAGATACAGGTTCTTCTCCTTGATATGAAAAACGTAAATTATTTGCTGTTGAATATGTACCTTTAACGACCTGACTTATACCAGATAGATGTGTATCTGTTTTTCTACTTGCTTCTGTTAAACTATCATAATCAGCAATCTTTTCTTCTTCTAAAGTATAAACGCTAACTGCTATTTTCTTGTCTTCATTTATCCATCCTTCACCACCAGTTGTTGCATTGTATCCCTTCTCTCCGTAGGTATTAAGTTCTTTGATAAAGTGTCTCTCTCTTTCCGTTTCTTTATCTTCAGAACATTCCTCCAAAATCTTAAATCTAAAATTGTGAGTTCCGTATTTTCTCATTGCAAGATAGATTGGATAATCTAATTCACGAGAGTTGGCATTTCTTATATGTTCTTTCCATCTATCTGTTGGATTATCTTTTCTGGTCAGACCAACATATGACTTGTGATTTATAGTATTGGTGATGGAATAGATGTATGCCATTATATTGAGTGGGTGACTTTTACCCCTTTATTTATAAGATTTTAACCCCTATTTTGTGTTGTTTTTATACCTAAATGCTTATAAAAACATATTTAAGTTTTCAACAACCCTGTGGAAAAAGTATAATAAATGTGTGGAAAAACCTGTGGAAAAGTGTTAAAATGGGGGATAACTTATGTTCACTTAAATGTCTCCAGGTCTTGTGATCTAAGGCATCTTAACATAAGGACCGCACTTTGTCAACCACGGGAATATCAAAAATCCCACACATCCTCTTCAAAATATATAAGGACTCTACATAAATACGTCCAACCCCTTGACATAAACCTCACAGCATCTTACAATACTTTCAGTAAACCAACGGAGAACACTCTCATGGCAGTTGCGTATCATCAGGCACAGAAGGTTCGTTATCGGGTAACTTTGGATCTTGAGGTTTTTGAGGATATGAACCCACACCAGATTCAGTGGGATAAGGCATTGAATCTCGAACCTGCTGAGAAAGTTTCTGCATATGTAGAGGATTTAAGCATACCTGATAGTTGGTGAGTTAGTATAAAGAACTCTGAGACCTTGTGTCAATTCAATCTCTGGCACAAGGTGCTTGACTTGTGACAGGATCTGTGCGATTCTATAAGGGTCAAGATCACCACACACCAATGCGTAAGATCGAAACCCTGATGAATGAAGCAGTGATTGAAGCACTGAACTGGAAAAGTGGCAACACTGAGGTTAAAACAGACAACGCAAATATGTCTCGTGTGTTTCTGCACGGTAATCATATTGCAACCATTGGTGACAACTTCATTCAGTTATTTGATGGGGGTTGGCGTACAGCAACCACGAAATCACGTCTCAATTCTTTACTCTTTGCTCACGGTGCTGATGATCATGTTTTCCAGAAGAAAGGAGAGTGGTTTGTGTCATCTAACGATAGCACAGTTAAGTTCATCAATGGTATGATTCTTGACTGATTCTTGATACCTTGTGACAGTGAGGGAACTGACCACAAAGTTCCCCACTGCACTCAAAATGCTCTATATTAAGTTCATCGGGGGGAGGGAAACGAACCCTGATCACCAACACAAACTCACCGACAATGACCAAACAACAAGCACTCTACATCTTCCGCAATGTGCATCAAGGCGTTGTGCGCGGTGATGTAACTTATACCCGTGAGAATTGGAATAACTTTACTGATTATCTGTGCAAGAATGGTGAGATCAGTGACAAACAATATAACACTTGGTGCAACCCTTTCTGATCCTTAAGTAACACTAACTTCACTCCAATGACTGTTACTCAATTCGCAACACTGTCTAACATTGACCTTGCAATCGCTGAAGCACAGGGTAAAGTAAAGGTGACACGGTTAGCATCAACGAAACCCCGTAAGTCTGACCTGGTGATGACACAAACTAAGGGGAATCGTTGTAGAACTAACCGTAGCAGTGGCACTAACTTTGTGACACAAGTTCGCTGAGTTAGTTACACAATATGTCCATTCTGGATGCAATCGTGAGTGAGCAATCTGCAGAGGTAAGTAACAACGAACCCACTACAGATCCGATCGAGTTCTGATCACTCACTGTGCGGTCTCTCAGTGTTACTCAGAGACCGCACACATTCTTTATACAAGTACCTAAACAGTTAGGTATTATAATTAAACAGTGGTGATTGATTCTTTATAGTCGTAATCGCAGTTTATTCGTTATTCTTATTCGCAGTTAATTTTTTTAATTGTTTATTGTTTATATCGGGCGATGCGTTTATAAAAATCGATAAGTCCCTAACCTACAGAGGTGACAAAACGCGAACGATATATCACACTCATAAATTTTTTCCGGAAGTAAGATGAGCACCTATAAGGTTCGCAAAAGAACCTCCTATTGGAATTTTTGGAAGGTTGTATTAGCGGGATGGATGATTCGTTATCCACGCCCCTTTTTTGTTGCTTTTGGATTTTTGATAGTGCTGATATATAATGCAGTGGTGAATTAGAATTGACTACAAAAAATTCCGGAGATATTTTTCACATGGAAAGAGTTTATCACATCTATGCAAAGGATAGATGTTTATTTCATTCACTAAAAGAAGAAGAATTTGCAGCAACTTGGAATACACTCAACAATATGATTGGTTTAATGAAGACTGACTATAGTGTTGAGGATTTATCATATGAAGAATTAACTGTGAGTAAAGAAACAATTTTAAATTCTTCTCATTGACAAAGACATATATACACTGTTAAAATTGACATTGAAGGTTTATTTCTCTTATGGCAAAAGGATTTACTGTTAAAGCTGCTACTCCAAAAAAGACAGAAGCAGAGTGGGACTATGATGCAATTAAAGAACGAATGAAAGGAAAGACAATTGTATTCTGTCTTCCTGGTCGCGGATGTTCTTTTATCTTTCTGAAGAACTTTGTACAACTGTGCTTTGATATGGTACAGAATGGTATGAGTATTCAGATCTCTCAAGATTATTCTTCGATGGTTAACTTTGCACGTTGTAAGTGTCTTGGTGCAAATGTACTTCGTGGACCAAAGCAAGTACCTTGGGATGGAAAACTACAGTATGATTATCAACTATGGATTGATAGTGATATTGTGTTTACCACAGAAAAGTTCTGGCAATTGTGTGATGTTGCATTTCCTGCAGAAGGTGAGGAGCGTCCTATTAGTGCTGGATGGTATGCAACAGAAGATGGTCACACTACCTCAGTAGCACACTGGTTGGAAGAAGATGATTTCCGCAAGAATGGTGGAGTCATGAACCACGAGACTGTGGAATCGATCAGTAAGCGTAAGAAGCCATTTACCGTAGATTACACAGGTTTTGGATGGGTGCTCATTAAGAAGGGAGTCTTTGAGAACCTTGAGTATCCTTGGTTTGCTCCGAAGATGCAAGTTTTTGAATCCGGAGCTGTTCAAGATATGTGTGGGGAGGATGTGTCATTCTGTCTTGATGCAATTGACAAGGGTTTTGAAATCTGGTGTGATCCTCGTATCAGAGTGGGACATGAAAAGACTCGTATTATCTGATGAAGAAGTATAACGTATTCTACAAAGGCAATAAGATTTATGTGGACCTTACTCATGAAGAATGTGCAGAGGTCCTTCAAGATATCTCGGAAAAGTTTTTT